AATGGGCTTCTCAGGAATCGGAGTTGCTTCTGACTTTGTGCATGTTGACATCCGCAGCTTGGACACTAACGAGTCTCCTGTAATGTGGTGCTATTGATATGCCTATGACCTTAGAGCCTTTTGATTATAGAAAACATAAGCCTCAAGATGTTGGCTTAGGTGCGCCTTCAACTGAGTATTTAATAACTGTAGACTCTCCTGAAGGTGGCGTTATGGTCATTCCTTCAATCTGGTGGAATGAAGAAGGAAAGCCTACATTAATTAAAGATCAGCGAGAAGCTGTACTGTTAGCAAAAGATTATGAAAAAAAATCTAACAAACAGTTTCCTCGTTTTGCCCCTAAAGCTTATAAAGAAGCAGACTCTTGGGCAGCAAAGCGTTCTAAAGCAGGAGGAGCTAGTAAAGCTTTTTTAGCTAGAGATATTAAAGAAGAACAAGCAAAGACAGCTAAGACGTTTAAGGAAGCACTATAACTTGGCTGATTTAAAGGTTGAACTACTACCTTGGCAGCAAACAGTATACGAAGACAAGACACGCTTTAAGGTCATAGCAGCAGGTAGACGTACAGGTAAGTCACGATTGGCTGCTTGGGCATTAATACTTAACTGTTTGTCAGCTAAGAAGGGTCAGGTGTTCTACGTAGCTCCTACACAGGGACAGGCTAGGGACATCATGTGGCAGATGCTGCTAGAGCTAGGCAACCCTGTTATCTCTTCAAGTCATGTCAATAACTTACAGATCAAGTTTATTAATGGCGCACTCCTGACACTTAAGGGCGCGGACAGGCCGGAGACCATGCGTGGTGTCAGCCTTAAGTTCCTAGTCATGGATGAGTACGCAGATATGAAGCCAGAGGTGTGGGAGCAAATCCTACGTCCGGCTCTTGCGGATCAGAAGGGTGATGCAATGTTCATTGGTACGCCAATGGGTCGCAACCACTTCTATGATCTATATTCATACGCAACCATTAGTGAAGATGAAACCTTTATAGGCTATCACTTTACAAGCTTTGATAACCCACTGCTAGACCCTGAAGAGATTAAAGCTGCTGAGAAGTCAATGTCAGCCTTTTCCTTCCGACAGGAGTTCATGGCATCCTTTGAGGCTCACGGTAGTGAACTGTTTAAGGAAGATGATGTCAAGTTTAGTGAAGATGAACCTAAAGATGGTGAGTTCTACATTGCAGTGGATTTGGCAGGTTTTGCTGACGTACAGAAAGTTACTACTAAAACAAATAGACTTGACCAAACAGCTATATCAGTCGTTAAAGCAGGTGTTAACGGTTGGTGGGTCGCTAATATCATACACGGACGTTGGGGCGTAGAAGAGACTGCCAGAAGAATCTTTGAGGCAGTTAGAGACTATGAGCCAGTAGCCGTAGGTATTGAGAAAGGTGCCTTAAAGAATGCTGTACACCCCTACCTAAACGATCAAATGAAGAAAAATCAACGGTTTTTTAGGATAGAAGAGCTTACACACGGTAATAAAAAGAAAACAGATAGGATTGTGTGGGCATTACAGGGTCGTTTTGAGCATGGCAACATAACATTAAACAAAGGAAAGTGGAACAGTCAGTTTTTAGACGAGTTATTCCAATTTCCTAACCATTTAGTCCACGATGACTTGATAGATTCATTAGCTTATATAGATCAACTTGCAAAAGTTTCCTATGCTTATGATTATGAAGACGAAGACTATGAATTCCTAGACAAATACGCAGGGTATTAACTATGTTAGAAAATAAAGATAATTTCTCTACAGAACAAGACCTAGAAGGTTGGGTAATGACTAAGTGTGATGCTTGGAGAGATCACTATGAAGCTAACTACTCACAAAAGTTTGAAGAGTATTATCGCCTATGGCGTGGTATCTGGTCTGAAGAAGACAGAACACGCGCAACAGAGCGTTCTAAGATCATTACCCCTGCACTACAGCAAGCAGTAGAGTCCTCAGTAGCAGAGCTAGAGGAAGCTACCTTTGGACGCGGTAAATGGTTTGATATTAAAGATGATATACACGATCAGGATAGTCAAGACATTGAGATGCTACGTAAACATCTTGAACAAGACTTTAAAAAGAATAAAGTACGTAAAGGTGTAGCAGAGTGTTTGATAAACGCTGCTGTATTTGGCACAGGAATTGCTGAAGTTGTATTATCCGAAGAAAAAGAAATGGCTCCTGCTACTCAACCAGTTATGGGTGGTGAGCTACAGGCAGTAGGTGTAACCATACGTGACCGTACTTGTGTTAAGCTACGTCCTGTAATGCCACAGAACTTTCTTATTGATCCAGTAGCTACTGATATTGATTCAGCTTTGGGTTGTGCTATTGATGAGTTTGTTTCCTCACACTTAGTAGAGCAGCTACAGGAAAGTGGAGTATACAGGGACGTTGATGTTCAATTAGCTGATACTGATTTTGATATTGAGCCGGATCAAGACCTGACTGTTTATAGTGATGACAAAGTACGCTTAACTAAGTACTACGGTTTAGTTCCTCGTCACTTGCTTAAAGAAGCAATGAAAGATGAAGATGCAGAAGATGAAGAGGTTGTTGAGTTAGGTTTAGATGAAGACGAAGATAATATTTCTTACTATGTAGAAGCAGCTGTTGTCATAGCTAACAGTGGCACTTTACTTAAAGCAACTGAAAACCCCTACATGATGCAGGATAGACCAGTTATAGCATTTCCATGGGATGTCGTTCCTAGCCGTTTCTGGGGCAGAGGAGTATGTGAGAAAGGGTATAACTCTCAAAAGGCGTTAGACACTGAAATACGAGCTAGGATAGATGCTCTTGCACTTACTATACACCCTATGATGGCAATGGATGCCTCACGTATGCCTAGAGGCGCTAAACCCTCTATACAGCCAGGAAAAACTATACTAACCAACGGTAATCCTTCTGAGATATTACAGCCATTTAACTTTGGTAATGTAAACCAGATTACCTTTGCACAGGCGCAAGCCCTACAAACAATGGTACAGACATCTACAGGTGCTGTTGATTCCGGTGGTATATCAGGTGGTATTAACGGAGAAGCTACAGCTGCAGGTATCTCTATGTCCCTTGGTGCTGTCATTAAGAGACACAAGCGTACTTTAATTAACTTCCAAGAGTCTTTCATTATTCCTTTTGTTACCAAAGCAGCTTGGCGTTACATGCAGTTTGAGCCTGAGATGTATCCGGTAGCTGACTATAAGTTCCATACCTCTAGCTCACTAGGTATTATTGCGCGTGAGTACGAAGTAACTCAGCTAGTCCAGTTGCTACAAACCATGTCACCTGATACCCCTATGTATCCTAAGTTGGTCATGTCTATTATTGACAACATGAACCTATCTAATCGTGAAGAGCTTATTAGAACACTTGAGCAAGCCAATACTCCTAACCCTGAAGCACAGCAAGCTGCACAACAAGCTGAACAAGCAGCACAGCAAGCACAGTTGGCTTTCCAAGCTTCTCAGTCTGCTGCACTTAACGGACAAGCACAAGAGTCAGCAGCAAGGGCGCAGAAGCTTACTGTTGAAGCACAGGTTATACCGCAGGAGCTTGAGATTGATAGGATTAAAGCTGTAACAACTAATCTCAAAGCAGGTGATGCTGATGATAAAGAGTTCCAAAAGCGTCTTGAAATTTCCAAGCAACTACTTAAGGAAAGAGAAGTAGCCGCTAAAGAAGGTAAGAACAATGGCTAAAACTACTCCGGCAAAAGGTAAGGCTAAAGTTAAAATTACATCTAGCGGTAAGAAAGTTAGCTACGGTCAGGCAGGTAAAGCTAAAGGTGGTGGTTCAAGGGTAAAAGCAGGTACATCTAAAGGAGATAGTTACTGTGCTAGAAGCCTTGGTATTAAGAAGGGTCTATCTAAAGATAAACAGAACGATCCTAACACCCCCAACAACTTATCACGTAAGCGTTGGAAATGTTCTGGTGCTAAGTCTAGGAGAAAGTAATGGCAGGACTATATGATAATATACATGCTAAACGCAAACGTATTGCAGCAGGTTCTAAAGAGAAAATGAGAAAAGCAGGAGCCAAAGGCGCACCCACTGCAAAAGCGTTTAAGAAAGCTTCCAAAACAACCAAGAGGAAATAAGATGCCACAAGGTAAAGGTACATACGGTAGCAAAGTAGGTAGACCACCTGCTAAACGTGCAAGGTCAATGCCCTTGACGGACAAGCAAGCTAAAGCTGCTATACAAGCATTAAGAGATGATGCAGGTAAAAAGGCTTACCGTAAGAAAGAAGCTGCAAAGAAAAAGAAAGACGCAGAAAAGAAAAAGGCTAAGAAAAAGTGAAGGGTCAAACTCACGGTGGTAAAGGAAGTACTCAAAGAAAAACAGACTCAAAGAAGTTTGGAAGTAATTGGGATTCTATTTATAAGACGCCTAAAAAGAAGAAAACAAAAAAGAAATAGCTTGACTTTTACTTTATAGTATGGTATAATATATAGAGTAACTACCTTAATAACTGTCCTTATGGAGAAACAGTATATGATTGATAAAGAACTTGAACAATATTATAGCACATATCGCGACCTGTTTGCAAGCGAAGGTTTTAAACTTTTAGTACAAGACCTAACAAACAATGCTATGAATATTAATTCTATTGAAGCTACTAAAGATGCAAATGATATGTACTTCCGTAAAGGGCAAATGTCTATCATTGCAAGCATTGTAAACTTAGAGCATCAAATAACTGCCGCTGAAGAAAGCGCAGAAGCAGACGAATCAGAAGAAGCTTAATGGCTTTACTTTTTGATTTTAAATGTGAAAATGGCCATGTGAACGAACGCATGGCTGATTCCGACTGCACACACATGCCTTGCCTTACTTGTAACGCAATGGCTAAAAAACTCATATCTCCTGTTCGTTCTGTCCTTGATCCCATCTCTGGTGATTTTATGGGTGCTACAGCTAAGTGGGCAAGAAACAGAAAACAGAAGTTAGAGCAAGAACGCAAGGCCAACTCTTAACTAAGAAGCTTTGTATAATACACCTCCATAATGAGAATACTCACGGAGTTTAATAATGGCAACACTAATAGACGAGCGTCCTGAAAAGGAAGAAGAAAAGACAGAAGAACAGATAAGTCAACTTACAGCGGAACCTGAGTTACAGGAGACTCCCCAAGAAGACGCTATCCCTGACAAGTATAAAGGAAAGTCAACTGCTGACATTGTAAGGATGCATCAAGAAGCTGAAAAGTTACTTGGTAGACAGAGCAGTGAAGTAGGGGAGTTACGTTCAGTTGTTGATAACTACATTCAGACACAACTCGACACAACATCACAAGCAAGCCCAGAACCTGAAGAAGACGTAGATTTTTTTACTGATCCAGATAAGGCGGTTGAAAAAGCAATTAGAAACCACCCATCAATTAAACAAGCTGAAGCAGTATCTCAGCAGTATAGACAGTCAGCAGCCCAAGGTCAACTACAAGAGAAACACCCTGACATGCAAGCTATTTTGACTGACTCTAAGTTTGTTGATTGGATCAAGGCATCAAAAATCCGTACACAGCTTTTTGCACAAGCAGACGCACAGTATGATTACGAAGCTGCTGACGAGCTTTTCAGTAATTGGAAGGAACTTAAGCAAGTAGTAACTCAATCTGCTGCTAATGAAAAAGCAAGCCGTAAGACCGCAGTTAAGGCAGCCTCCACAGGTAACGCTACAGGCAGCGGTGAAACAGCTTCACGGAAAATCTATAGACGTTCAGACATTATTAAACTTATGAAGGACGATCCTGATAGGTATTTATCCTTGAGTGACGAGATCAGTCAAGCGTATCAAGAAGGTAGAGTCCGTAACTAAAACTCTTTAAGGAAGTATTATCATGGCAACATCAGTATATCCCAATATGGGCGGTGCAGTAGACAACACTAGCGCAGCTAAGTTTATCCCAGAAATCTGGAGTGACGAAGTAATCGCAGCTTATCAGACTAACTTGGTTCTAGCTAACCTTGTTAAGAAGATGAGCATGACAGGTAAGAAGGGCGATGTTATTCACGTACCTAAGCCTACTCGCGGTTCTGCACACGCTAAAGTAGCTAACACCGCAGTAACTATCCAGAACTCTGTTGAGTCAGAAGTTTTGATTAACATTAACAAGCACTTTGAATTCTCTCGTTTGATTGAAGACATTACCGAAGTACAGGCTCTTGCTTCTTTGCGTCAGTTCTACACTGGTGACGCAGGTTACGG